ACTAGCCTTGATAGGATAAGACAGGATACCACGCGGTTTTCCGTTGCCGTCGCCGTTAATAAATGCGCCGCCTTCTTTTTTCGCAAACTGCTTTGTAAGACGGTCTTTAATGAAGTCTTCTAGATTAAACATGCTATCTTCAAGGTTTTGCTGCGAAATCTTCAACAAGCCGCGCATTTCGTGTACGGGGATGTTAATCATTGAGAGGGTTGGATCTTGAGAGTCAACATAGCTTGACTGTTCAGTAGCCCAGTAGACAGTGCTATCAGATGACAAAGAAGGCATTTGCACTTTTTCGCCGGAAGTCTTTTGAACACGGCAAATTTTGCGCATGTTGGAAATGAGCAAGCGATACGCTAGCAACTCATCTTGAAAATCAGTAGTAGCGAAAAATCCGCCGGTTGTGGCATCACCAGCATACAACGCTTTACGCTCTTCGGGCATATACTGATAAACAATGTGCGCTTTTTCCTCTGGGGTCAAAAGGTTTAAATCGCCGCGTGCTTTCATCGCACGCACAAAGGCCCGGCGTCCTTCGCTATCCTTTTTCTCTTGTGCCATTGGAGGGCGGGCGGCGGCGATGCGCTCTTTATTGATTTGATCCATTAGCTCATTGATGCGGTTGTTCAATCCGTCAATGGCTGTTTTGTATTCGGCGGGCATAGCGCCGGTTTTAGAGGTCAAATCCTCTCTAAGTGACTTCTGTTCTTTGTCCAGTACACTTACACGATTGCTCAAATCGTGCGAAAGTGTCTGTACTTCATTTACCAAATCTGTGATAGTTGGCATGTTGTAATGTTGTCCTTATAACTAAGTAGATGATTATCAAAATTGAGGGTTATTTGTGGAGGGATCGGAGGATGCTAAGGGCGTTTTCCAGTTCGTTCTCGTCTACAGTGCTATTATCTAGCGGGTGTGACTGAGCGCCGCGTGTACCTGTGTACGGAGCGGCTTTACCTTCTTGCCCGGTTTCTGGTTTTCCCTCGTCTGTACCGTATGCCGCCTCACTGCCTTGTAGCATGGTTGCTAGATCATCGGCGGCGCTATGCATAGCTTTTATATGCTCGTTCATGGCTTTTTTATGTTCGTCTGCCATATTACGGATGTTATCAATGTGTGCTTGTAATTTATCACTAGTGGCCTTGCTAATCGTGCGACCGTCTTTTGTGTACATGTTGTCTACCTTGTCATTGCTCATATAATAGCGGCTTTGAGATACGCCATTTTGCTCTTGCAGATAGTTGGATGCGTCTAAATCAATGCCCTTCTGTACCCACGCTTTAAGAGCAGAGATAAAGCCCATCTTGTTCTCTGAGGAGTCGTTGAGGATCGTTGTAACCGTATCTTGCTCCGGTTCATCCCCGATCATAAATTCATCAATTAGAGACTGTTTGAGGGCGTTTACAAGATTGTTAAAATCGGAGTACAGCCAATCAGTAATGCTTTCTTGTCGGTAGTGGTCGTTAAAATCTTTACGCTGCTTTTCTGTCATGACAGTTTTAACGCTGGTTAATAAGGCTTCTTGATTCATTGCAAACGTAACGGGGCTAATTTCCCATAAGCGTAATTCTTTCAAGAGACGAGCACCGGATGATTTATCGTAAGTTGAGCCGCCACTGGGGATATCGTAGCCGATACTAAACTCATTGATGACACCGGCTTTGATAAGCTCGTATGTTTCCCGTCCTAGTTGCGTGCTCAAGACGATTTGACCCTTGCATTTAAGCCCGTGTGTATCTTCTACAAGATCGTACCAACCCCCGATAGGCCGATCTGGGTCATGTTGGTACAACATGGTTGCCAGAAACTTAGCTTTTCCCGCTTCTTTGCGTGCTTTACTGTTCTGTATGGTTCGCTTGAAAGCCCCTGGTTGTACGACATCTCCGCCTTGATCTTCCACATCGAAGACGGAGCCATAAGCCTCAATTAAGCCTTGATCGTCATCTAGTGCTTTTACACTAAATGATATAGTTTTGTGTTCTAATTTCATAACGTTCGGTTGTCCTTACAAGTAACACTAATCTGATGGATTGACTTGACAATCACAATGAGGGTGAGCTTGGGGAAGAATATGACCAGATGGGAAAGGTTGCCCAACATCAACGGTTACAGCATTATTGATGCTACATGTATCACAAGGATTAACACCTACATTCCAAGTAATACGCTTAATTCCTTTGTCTCTAAGTGCTTTTAGTTGCTTCTCTAAATCGTCCGGTTGATAGATCCCGTGTTTGTCCATTTCTTTGTTTTGTGTCATGACATCTATAGCGCGGGTGTAACGTCTGAACTCAGATAGATCATGTTGCCGCGCCGGTAATACTTTCTCATCGGGATTACTGGGGTTTCCTTTTCCATCGGCTCCGGTTGTGGCACTGGGCTTTGAACCGGGTTTCTGAGGATCTTTAGCCGGGGTTGACGGCTTATTGTTATCGTTATTTGTATCATCGGTGTTTCCTTGCGGTTGTGCGTTCTCGTCTACTGGCTCCGCAACGGGAGCGGGTGGCGCGGCGGGCGTTGTTAGCGACTGTAAAGCATAATCCCCTAATTTATTAGCAGGTACTAGCACATCTCCAATGCGGTATATATCGCCCTCCGGTACTTTGGGTAAACCAGAGAGTACACGCGATTCGTTAAGCGTGCATTGACCGTTCATCCACATTTGATTAGCTCTATCAGCTTGTGCGTTCTTTTGCGATTGAATGACGGCTTGTACTACTTCAACGCTTTCTTTATCGTAGTACAAACATGCATTTTTAAGATCAGGATACTTGGGTAGAAGCCAATTAGTGAGAATAGCATAGAGGCCGTCTAATTCAGGGAATATAGCTTCTGTGTAACTAGCGGCTTTTGCTTCTTGCACATTATTGTAGGTACTAGCGGAGTTATCGCCTATTAACTGGGGAGGAATGCTATAGATATTGGCAATCATAGCGGCGTTATACTGGATACCTTCAAGCCAATCCAGAGACTCCGGTGATAAGCCCATGTTTTGCCATTGCAAACCAGCATCAAGTATTGGAGGGGTACCCGCGTTTCTATACCCCTGCATTTTCTCTCTTAACGCCGCTTGTAGCCTATCTCTATCATTCTTTGATAATGCAGTCGGGACAACCCATGCACCCGGCGGGCGGGCGCTATTCTGCAAAAGTGCAAGGTTCCACAATTTAGCGGCTTTTTGTTGATCAACAAGAACGGCGGCTATTTCTAGTGGAGATAATCCGTAGAGATCATTGTCGGGATGCCAGTATTTAGAATGCGCTATCTGTTGAGGGAGAATGGGGTTATCAAAGTATTCGTACTTGTAACCAGCTATGCCTCTGGTTTTTGTGGGCATGATTTGAACGAGATCCGGGCGGAGTACCCATAGTTCAGCAGGAGCCGCGTTTTTACTGGGCTGTACCGCGTATTGATAGGAGTTGCCTGCTAAAAGCTTATAGCCCAGTATGCTTTCCCTGTACTGCACTCCGGTTTGCTCTTCATTGGGCTTATTCAGCAAGTCGAGAAGCGGGTGTTTTTCAATCCGCTTCTCTTTTGTGCTATCAGTGAACAAGACAGGAGGAATAGCCGCGCCGTTACGTGCGATGTAGCTAATGCACTTGTAAACGGTGTCATCCCCTCTATAGCCCTCGTTGGCATATGATTTATAGTTCCTGGGCATACTAACCGGCTTGGGGCTATTATCGTATGTGATAAGCCCCTGATAAGCCGGGTTCACTTTTGTCTCTAATGGGTTGAGGAATGCGTGTAAACGCTCTCGTAAGCTCATTATGATTAAGCCTTAAGATAGAGGTTACTTTCAATGTTGTGCTCAGTTGTTGCCGTGATTGTTCCACCGGATGCTGTATAAACGGCCTTCGCATAATCGGGGTTGCCAATCGGCGCGTAAAACTCAAATGTATCGCCTTCTTGCAACTTCGCAAAACTACAAAATTGTGTACCATCGTTGGCAGTGTAACGGTTCTCTACTGGGGTATTTACCCCGCTATGTGTAGTGTAGGCAGTAAGATAACAGCCCGTCATACCGCGCCAATAGATCAAAATGTATAGCTCATACGTTGAGGTTGCAGAGTCGTATGTATAGACGAGATCCAAGTAATAATATGTCATGACAGTATTTCCTTTGTATTAACTAAATTGCAAACACCAGAGGTTAACAGCCCAGTTGTTAAACGCGCTAAGATTGCTCCATACCTGTAAGCCATAACCGGGCGGGAGGATAAGACAGGAGGATGAGGGTAAAAGATCTTGTGTGCCTGGGGAAGAGAAGTTGGTAACGCCGATAGTGCTACCAGTTGCCGGGGTAACAACTGCACTGGCATAGGTGGAGTGAAACGCGGCGGCGGTTAAGTTGCCAAGGTATGCATTTGTTATAGGGGTGCTTGTGTTATACGCGGTTTCTGTTGTTACATACTGCAAAAAGATCGGGCTAGCCGCTCCGCTACATACGTTAATTGAGTACACAAGCAGTTTCACGCCGCTATTTGTTGGATTAAAAATCTGAAATGGTAAATTACCGCTTGCTCCATTGCCCGCCCCTGCATTGCCCGTTGCCACATTGAAGGCTTGCCCGTTAAGTGTTGCGCCTACGATTTGTGACTCTTGTATATCAGGACCGCTAAAATTCCCGCTCGAATTGCTAAATGGTTGTGTTCCCGTACCGCCCATTATGCTATTTTCTCCTTATTCTTTTCGCTTATTGCGTGTGCTATTCTGGCATTAATGATATCTATGTACTCTTGCTCTTGTTCAATTCCGATGTAATGGAATTTTTCGGAAATAGCGGCTACGAGGGTAGAACCTGACCCCGCGAAACAGTCCAGTACTACGCCGTTTGGTGGAACCACAAGTTTTAGCATATAGCGCATTAATTGTTGAGATTTAACGGTCGGATGATTGTTTTGCACGTTTCCTGATGGTGCTTGTTTTTCGTATTGTGGATTATCGCAACATGCGCCAACGCGCCGCCCGTCTAGTCTTCCCTTGCCACAATTCACACAACGATCATTCATCACCGGGCCTTTACCCCCTGGCAACGCCTCACACCCTAACGATCTTTCACGTCGTGATGCCTTGCTAGCGTAGATAAACGGCGCATCGGGTTGGAATTGGGCAAAATAGCGTGATGCGCCGCCGGTTTCACCTTTACGCACAATTTTAGAGTCTATAGGTTTCATAA